CATCTAATGCTCAACTCAACTGCTATGATCGAAGTGTAACACAACATCTTGAGATTGTCAAATGCAGCTCGAAACTCTGAAAGAGATGGTGAACCAGAGAGGAGAGAGGAGAGGGAGCCATGTCGAGGAGAGGGACTCGGTCTCCTTATTATCTCACCTCCTATGTTCCTATCGAATTTGAGTGTCCCACTCTTAAAATATTTTCATCTAGGGATGAAACGCTCTACGTTGCTCCAGGCTTCGCGTTCTCTTCTGTTGACACTCTCGTTCACGCTTCGCTTTTGGTGAACGCTCAAACGAAGTGTGTTCGCGCTTTGCGCTCTTATTGACGCGCGTTCCCATCTTCATAGAACACTGTCCCACCTCTAAAATCTTTCCTCTTGACAACCCCTTCAAAGTGTGTTATCGTACGAGAAAGCTGTCTCTTTCTTTATTGGAGCTTTCATGTCCACAGAAGTTGATGACGACATCGCGGCAAAGTTAAAAGGGTTGGAGCCTGGGCTTTTGACAATGCCCGAAACTCTAGCGTTGGCAGAAAAGGCTTTGTTGGAGATGTTGTGTGATGACTCCACAGCAGATAACACTAAGATAAAGGCTATAGAGTTGGTGTTCCAGAAGCACCAAGTTGGTTCGCCAGAAGAGCGCAAACCTATGGCCACAAAGGAAGATTTTGAGCACCTTAGAGGGGTCATTAGCGAAGTTAAAGAAGTTCTCGAAGGCCATGTCAGCTTCTTCGAGCGCAAGTACCCTAGAAGCGCAGAGGTTGGCCTTAAGGGAACTAGCTAAGGCTAACCTTTACTTTTTGTGTAAAGGTGTGCTTAAATTCTCCAAGCCCTTCTATGTTGAAGGGTTGTCGCCCCAGTTTCATGGGCCCCTGTGTGCTGAGCTGGATGAGGTGCAATTGCCTTATGGCCGGTCATTGGATCTGTGGCCTCGCGGTCATCTTAAAACACATGTCATTACCGTTGCTAAAAACATCCAGCATTATCTTCGTAACAACGATACTCGTATATTACTTGTGGGCTCCAACGAAGATAACAGCAAAAAAAACCTACATCTCATTAAAGAGATTTTTGAACGCAACACTTTATTACACTGGTTATTTCCTGAATGTATACCAAATCTTAAAGGGGACACCTGGAGTGAGACGGCTATCACTTTACCCAGGCCCCATAACAGAGCCGAGACTACATTCAAAGCCATTGGGTGGGGAGGCCGCATCACTGGGTGGCACTTTGATGTTACTAATAAAGACGATCTTATTGATGAGAAAACAGAAAAATCTCCAGAAGTTATGGAAAAGATTACAAGCTGGCATTTACTTTCCAAGAACTTGTTGGAGTCACCTACGACAGGGGTCGATCAGGTCGTGGGGACGAGGTGGTTGACTGGGGATATTTATGGTTACATCATCAAACATGAGCCGGAGTATGATGTCAGGGTTTGTAAGTCCATGTTCCGTAATGATGTTACGAATGAATGGGAAGCGGCCTGGCCTGATCGGTTTACGGTTGAAGCTTTAATAAATATGAGGTCTAAGGACCCGTACATGTTTGCGTGCTCCAGAGGTGATCAACCAATTCTGATGGCAGATTGGTCTGAGAGACCTATTAGTAAGGTGGAGATTGGCCAAGAAGTTCTTGGCTGGCAAACTATTGATGGCAGACAAAGGCTTTGTAAGTCTATTGTTATGGACAAAGGACATAAAATAGATCAAGTATTAGAGATAGGTCTTAATAGTGGGCGTAGTACATTTCAAACTGGTGATCATTTATGGTGGCAGCAAAAGAGGCAGTTTCGTGGACAGAATCCTTATTCAACAGTTGAGCCAGGAGATTTCTTAAGTTCTTGTTATAAACCTGTTGGCGAAGAGTATAGTTATGATAAGCATAAAGCAGCGTGGCTTGGTGGATTGTTTGATGGAGAAGGAACTGTAAGATCCACACAATTTGGTATTTATCAATCAATAGAAAAAAATCCTAAAATATGTGAAGCAATGTGTGATGCCTTTGATGAATTAGGTATAGGTGTTGGTATACAATTAGATAAAAGGAATAACGTAGTCCAGTTACAAATTACTGGTCGTTCTAACATGATGCGTTTTGCCAAACTTTGTAAACCTATAAAGCTACAAGGTTTTGAGTTTGGTGAACGTCCAGGTGAAGACAACGGCCAAGACAAAATTGTTTGCATGAATCCTGCTGGTGATGATGAAGTGTTTTGGCTCACTACCACTACTTCTAATTATGTGGTCTCTGGAATGTTGAGCCGGAATTGTCAGCAGCAAAATGACCCCAAAGATGAGGCCATCGTTGCCTTCAACGCCAAGTGGATAAGGTACTTCACCTTCAGCGATGACGCCATGAACATCTTGGTGGAAGCATGATTATCCAAACCAAGTTAAATGACCTAGACATAGTGATATGTGTGGATCCTGCCATCAGCGAACGCTCGACGGCGGCCCGCACAGCAATCGTTGTGGCCGGTATGAGCCCTTATGGCAAACTCTTCCTGTTAGATTCATGGTGCGCCCGCCAGGGCGATCCTGCCAAAGTCATTGACCAGATCATAGCAATGGCCCTTGAATGGGGCCCTCGCTGCATAGGCATTGAGATGATCGCCTACCAAAAGGCGCTGTTGCCCTTTATGCAGCGAGAGATGGCTTCGCGTAGTAAGTGGTGGCCCATCATCGAGCTAAAGCCCGACCGCAACTCAAAGACCGCCGAGAAGAAGAATATGCGCATCTTAAGTATGGTGCCATACTTTAAGAGCGGGCAGATACACATATTGAGGGGCAACTATGATTTCATTGACGAGTATGAGTCATTCCCCAATGGATCAACAGTCGATCTTCTTGATGCTTTCTCGTACGCGGTTCGATTACTTGTTCCAAAAGATGACTCTCGTAAACCTGCTCTTGAATACAAACTCAAGGCTCTTGAGAAGGAAGATCCTTCTGCGGCTCGTTACTGGCGCAAGGTAGCCGAACGTAGGGGCGAACTTGAACCGACATTTGATGATATTGATGATGATAGTGATGATCAGATGGTTGGTGAGGAACTTAGTTATGCGGAGTTTGTTTAGAGTTATGAGAGTTGTGTCAAGATTGGCACATCTGTTAGAGAGGCCAATGCTCAAGAACTGCTATCGTCGTGAGGCGAGAGCTATCGAGAAGTGGCTGTCACTGTTGCTGGCCCTGCGTTTTGACCAGCGATGGAGCGGAACCGCTCTTCCGTCCCTTGTATGTACTAGCTGCTGGGATGGGCCTCTCTTTTCCAACCTGCCTGGTGGGTTGAGTGTTACAACAGGTAGAAAAGTTGGAAGAAAAGAAGGATGTGTTCTCCCCAAAGAATATACTCTTTTGATAGAGCTAGGTCTTTGGGGAGCGAACACACAAGGACAAGGAATAAAATGTGGATAAACCGTAAAGCCTATCAACTCCTAATAGAACTAAAACAAGCCTCTGAGCACAAGGCCCATTTCTTTGAACAACTCAATACACAGTTGGTTAGAGAGAACCGTCGTTTGATTGAACGCTTGTTGGCAAAAGCAGATGTACCTTTAGTGGAGTCACCTGATAATGTGATTCAGAGTGTCCTCAAAGCCGTCCAACAAGATTACAGTGAAGAAGGTGGGGATTTGTTTGAGGATGAAATGGGTGATCCTATCATCCCCCGTGACAGCAAAGAAGAGGCTAAACGTGTGTCGGAGAGCGACAGGATGGAGATGCAGCCGTGAGCAAACTCTTTAACCGTAAATTCATAAAAGTCACCCGCGAACATTACGGCCAACTCAACCTCCTAATAGACTACCTTACCCTAAAAGCTGGTGGTAGGATAGAAATCCCTGATCCTCAAACCATGCAAAAAGCGGTTGAAGGCTACGACGCAGCTCTATTACCTGATCCCGTCTCCAACGGTGCAACACTTATGTTACGTAAAACCGAAACAGGACTACCAAACTAATGGGTCAACTCTTAGATAAAATCTTTGAAGCTATTAACGGCAAAGGCTCCAGTGCCAAGAGCACTGATGGCGCTCAACCATTAATGGCCAAAGGCGATGAGCAAAAACCTGGTCGTCTCTTAGCCCAAAGCGAACAAGAAGGTGTTGATAATCCTTACGGTGACTATCAAACCATAAGAGAACGTATAAAGAAACACGTAGAAGATGTTAGTAAAGCGAGATGGCAGTTTGAGCGTTTATGGTTCCGTTGTTGTCTCTATTACGTAGGCAACCAGTGGGTGAAATGGGATGAAACACGTCGCGAATATCGTCAAAGAAACCTTAAAAGGAGATGGGTCCCAAAACCGGTCACTAATCGGTTTGCCTCCACGATTGATGCGATACGTGGTGCATTACAGACAGCACAAGTCCAGCCTTCTGCTTGGCCCTCGACCGAGAGCGTTGAAGATATTGCAGCTACGGATGTGGCGGAGTCTATCATACCGATTATCGACGAGGAGATCATGGTGGAAAGGCTCAAGCAACAAATAGCTGCTTGGATCGTTCTCTGCGCCGACTCATTCGCTTTCAGCTATTATGACCATTCAGACGACAGCTTAGGCCGCACAAACATACCCTCAGAAAGGTGCATGTTATGCCAACATGTAGATCAACCTTATGAATTTGAACAAGTCCAACAGTGTCCAAATTGTGGTGGGCCTCTCCTCACTGAACCCGCCCTTGACCCTAATACTCAACAACCCATTCAACAAGACTATCCGATTGGTCGGCTTAGGGTCGATATCCTCTCACCTCTTGAAACATATATTGCGTTGGATGCCAAAGAGTTTAGAGACATACGTAAGTTTACACGAC